GAATTGGCTCTTTTTTGGTGTGCTTTTGACCTGAAAGTCAGAGCCACTCTAAACTTCCCCATGTGGACAGCAGGATATGCCTACGGGCAGATCAACCACGTTCTGATGGCCTTGTTACTATCTCGACTTTTCCAAACAATCTCATCTGCCGACTCTTCGTCACATGACGGACACTGGTGTATTTTCCTTTTGCGCTTGATGATCGAAATACAGAAAATTATGGATCCACGCAAAATCGATTTCACCCGGCACGTTAATGGCAAGAGCACGCTCAGACTACGGGATGGCTGGAAAGTCAAAATACTAATATTCGGACTGTTCAATAGCGGCCACATCGTCACTTACATCTGGAATTCCATCATCATGATGCTCATTGGTTGGTATAGCAGTTGGCGTCACCACGGGTTTGAATATTATCACGGGCCTCGTGGCTACCTTCCATTGATTCGCAACGATGTACTCGCATCCGGGGACGACACCATTTTCTTGGGCCCTTCATGCGATTGGGTGTACTACTATGCCCAAGCCGGATTCAAGTTGACATTTGGTTTTTCCAATACGTTCACTATGGAATGGTTGTCAAAAATCTTTACAGTCACTTCCGATGGAGTTGCTTCTTTCCGGCTCCTAGGAAAACTCATCAACCGAGTACTGTACCAAGTTAACAACGAGGTGACCACAGTGCATGATTGGGCACGGTTCATGGGAAAACTGGCGTGCTATTTGCACGATGCAGAAGGCGTTCCCATCGCGCAAGCATTTATGCGATGCGTGGCTCAGGCCGTCTTATCCCGTTTGCGCATACACGTCCTTGCTGACGTTTACAAAGCTATGGAAAAACAAGTCAGTAAAGGAACAAAGTATGTGCTAAAAGCAAAGGGATACCAAGACATGAGACAGGTCGAAACCTACTTGACGCAAGTCTTCAATTTTCACACAGCCCACTTCTCGAAGGCAGTCGATCCAGAGCTGCGCATTATCGTCGAACAAGTCTACGGATTTTCTCCCGAAATGCAACTAGGGTTCGAGGAGTCCATTCGCTATATGCAGCCCTCAGCGAATTGGCCGTACGGGGCCATACGCGTTCCTCATTCTTTTGCCTGGATGATGAAACGCATGCAGGAAGACATGTAACAGTTACTCGGTTCAACCATAAACATACCCACAAACACAAACAACTCAAACACAAATTACTCAAACAAATACAACTGACCGATGGGACGCAATGGAGGAAACAAAAACAAACCACCCCGGCAACAAACTCCAAAGTCTGCTCAGCCAAAGAAGCCAGCATCAAACCAGAAACGCAATGCACGCGCCGCCAAACGCAAGGAACTCGTCGCAGAGATATCAAAGCTATCACGTCAGTTCCAGACGAGTGCAATCGTTGGCGCAGGTGCTTACAACTTTCGCAGAGCAGCCACAGGAAAGTACGCTGCACGCAAACGAGGAAACACTGTCAAGAAGATTATGGACATTGGCGGTCGATCTCTTTCAGCTCTGCATCAAGCAAATTCAGGCGATTACCTTGGAGCGATGCAAGCTGGGATGAAGATTCTTGGGCACGGAGATTATCAGCTCTCCCAGAATTCGATCGTCGAGGACATGACAGCAGGTCAGGTTCCCGTCATGCATTCAGCGAAGGAATCCATTCGATTCCGGCATCGCGAGTTTGTCATGGAAGTTTACTCCCCCGCCAACGTCGGCGTATTCACCACCACCACTTTTTCCCTGAATCCAGGCCTATCCACAACATTCCCATATCTTGCAGCATTGGCTCAGCAATTCCAAGAGTACAGCTTCAAAGGTTTGGTCTTCGAGTTCAAGTCCACATCAGCTGTGGCAATGTCGACGTCAAACATCGGCATGGGAACTGTCGCACTTGCGGCACAGTACCGGGCGGACGCACCTGCATTTGTAAACAAAGTTCAGATGATGAACGAAATGTGGGCTGTAGATGGAAAACCATCCGATACCTTCATGCTCCCCATCGAGTGTGCTCCAGAAGAATGTCCTATGAACGTTCTCTATGTTCGTGGC